GACAGCAAGCGCGAATCAGACAGCAAGTCGCGTGTTTCTACACCTGCCGCTAAAACCACCACTAGCTCTAGCCGTACCGCTACGGCGGCAGCGGGTGCGGGTGCTGCAGCGGCAGTGGCCAACCGTGGTCGCGGTGAGGAAATGCGTTCTTCAAAGGCGGCTCCGCCCAAGAGAACTCCGGTTGCTCCGCCCACTGACTCCATGGCGCGTGCGCCCACGGGTGCGGGCCGCGCGAGTGAAATGCGTGGTCGCATGGACGCCCGCCGCGAGGAAATGCGTAAGCGGATGGAAGCCCGCCGCGCTGAAGGCCGTGGTCGCCGGGGCCGTGAGCGCGACGATGATGACGAAGAGGATGACGATCGTGGCCGTGGTCGCGGTGGTCGCATGAACGAATGGCGTGCGCGTTTGCAGGAGCGTATTGATAAGATCACAGCAAGGCTGGCTGATCGTCCCGGTAGTGAGCGTTTGCAGCAGCGGCTTGGAATGCTCAAGGCCCGCCTTGCGGCGGTTCCGGCTGGTCGCCGCCCGGGTACGCCTGCAGCCCCGGCTCCGGCAGCAGCGGCCCCGGCAGCGGCAGCGGCAGCGGCAGCGCCTGCTCCGGCCCCTCGGGCTGTACCGGCCCCCGCGCCTGCTCCGGTGCAACAGGTAATGGCAGCGGCCCCGCAGCCGATGCCTGCAGCCCCGGCTCCGGCCCCTATGCAGCAGGTTGTTTCGGCCCCCACGGTTTCGGCCCCCGTTGCGCCAATGCCTATGCAGCAGCCGATGCCGCAGGCTCCTGCCCCGGTGGCTAGTGGCTTGACGGGTATGGGTTTGCAGCCGCAGCAGCAGCAGCCTAACTCGTTCCTGCCGACCAACCCGTTTCTCGACCCGGGTTATAACCCATATCAAGCTGCCCCAATGAACCCGTACCAGCCGCAGCCGGTGCCTATGGCACCGATGCAGCAGATGGCCCAGAATCCCTATGCCCCGACCACTGGTGGCATGGCTCCGGGTTCTGAGGCGTTCGCGTTTGCCAAGGGCGGCATGGTGAACCGTAAGAAGCGCAGGTACATTTAATGGCCACTTCTGGTTCAAAGACGTTTGAGCTTGACGTTTCCGAATACATTGAGGAAGCGTTTGAACGCTGTGGTCTTGAACCGCGCACGGGTTACGACCTGCGCACGGCACGGCGTTCGCTCAATCTGCTGCTGGCAGATTGGGCCAATCGTGGTTTGAACCAGTGGACTATTTCTTCGTCTAGCACCGCTTTGGTGATCGGCACGGCAGACTACACGCTGACCGCCGACACCATTGATGTGCTGTCACCTGTAGTGCTGCGCTCGGGCACGGGCACCAACCAGAGCGATATTGAACTCACGCGCGTAAGCCGTGGGGAGTATATCAATATTCCCAACAAAAACACGGTGGGTCGGCCGGTGCAGTATTTTATTGACCGGCAAATCAGCCCTGTTATTAAACTGTGGCCGGTGCCTGATGCAACCTACACGCTAGTCTATGACCGGCTTGTGCGCATTGATGACGCCGGGGCGTATGGCAATACCATGCAGCTCCAGTTCCGGTTTTACCCCTGCCTTGCCGCAGGACTAGCCTATTACATCGCCCTGAAGCGTGCGCCGGACAGGGTGCAGTTGTTGAAGGTGCTGTACGAAGAAGAGTTTGAGCGGGCCGCGAGTGAAGATCGCGATCGGGCCAGCTTGATCATTGCGCCGGGGCGATATTACTGATGGCGTATGCTTCGGGCAAACACTCGCTCGGTATATGCGACCGTTGCGGTATGCAGTACAAGTACCTTGCCCTGAAAGAAGAGTGGGAAGGTCTGCGAACATGCCCCGAGTGCTGGGAAGAAAAGCATCCGCAGCTTGGTCCGTTTAAAGTGCCCGCAGAGCCACAGGCTTTGTACAAAGCCCGCCCGCAAGCTGACCTACCTCTGACTGTGCCGGTGGGGCAGAACCACGTTTTTCCCCCGTGGCGGAATGGCCCGCTTCAACTTATAACGGTGATAGGAACAGTTAAGGTTATCACCTAATGGCATATACGCTGGCGCAGCTTACGCAGGCAATTCAGGATTACACACAAAACGACGAAACGTTGTTTGTGAACAATATCCCCAACTTTATCCGCAACGTTGAAGACCTTATTCTGCAGTCGGTGGATCTTGACGTTTTCCGCAAGAACTCGCTGGCCAATATGTCTTCCGGTAACAAGTATCTGGCCAAGCCGACTGACTACCTGTCCACGTTTTCTATGGCCATTACCGTTTCAGGTGAAAAACGGTTCCTGCTCATTAAAGACGTAAATTTCCTGCAGGAATATGCCCCAACGACTTCGCTGGGCGTGCCGAAGTATTATTCACCGTTTGACAGTGGGTACTTCATTATCGCGCCAACGCCGAACAGTAACTACGTTGTTGAGTTGCATTACTTCTACCGCCCGGATAGCTTGGCTGATGCGGGTAGCAGCGGCACCACTTGGCTCAGCACCAATGCGCCCATGGCGATGCTGTACGGTTGCCTTGTTGAAGCATATGGCTTCATGAAGGGTGAGCAGGACGTGATGGCCAATTACAAGGAAATGTTCGGCATTGCGCTGAACCGCCTGAAAGACCTTGGCGAAGCAAAGGAAAACACCGACGCGTACCGCGTTGGGCTTCCGCTGCGGGGTAGGTCGTAATGGATATGGGTACAGCTATCGGCCCGGTTACGGTAATCACTACGGACAACCGGGGCCAAACGCCTGAAGAGGTAGCCGAGCGGTGCCTTGCTAAACTGATGTATATTTCTAAGGACGCGCCCGAACCCATCCGCCAGCAGGCCGAGAAGTTCCGCGCCCACATGTATTATGTGCTGGTGCAGTACATGAACGAGGCTGTAAAGTCTGACCGTACAACGGTCTGCGCCGAACTTACCAAACAAGGTCATGCTGATGTGGCCGAACTGATCCGGAGGCTTTGAAATGGCTATCACACAGGCAATGGCCACCTCATTCAAGGTGGAAATCCTTAACGGTATTCATGCGTTTGGTACGAGCGTGATTCGCGCGGCCACAACGGCAGATACCTTTAAGATTGCTCTTTACACTTCGGCCGCAGACCTGAGCGCCGCAACTACGGTGTACAGCGCCACTAACGAGGTATCCGGTGTGGCCTATGTAGCGGGCGGCAATACCCTGACAATTTCTCAGGTGCCGAACGCCACGGGCACGGTGGCATGGCTAGATTTTGCTGACACAACTTGGACTAACGCTACCATCACCGCTCGCGGTGCGCTTGTGTATAACAGTACGCAGGGCAATAAGGCCGTGGCCGTGTTGGACTTTGGTTCAGATAAGTCTTCAACTGGCGGTGATTTTACCATCGTGTTCCCCACGCCGGATTCTTCCAACGCAATTATCCGTATTGCATAAGGCGGGTTGAATGGCTGTAGGCTGGGGGCGCGAAGGCTGGGGTATCGGTCGGTGGGGCATTGATGTTACCGCTGGTACTCCTGCTGGCGTGGAAGCCACAATTAGCCTCGGCCAAGAAACCGTTATTGGTAAGGCTAATGTTTCCGTAACGGGCGTATCGTCGACTTTTTCTATCGGCGCACTTACTTTCCAGCTCGGGGCTAAAGCGTACCCGGTGGGGTTATCCGCTGTGGGCGAAACGGGGTTTGCGCTGGTCTGGGGGGCTATTGCCCCAAGTCAGAATCCCGGCTATACTCCGATAAATCCGACTCCGGGCACTATCTGGACCCAGATTGCCGTATAAGGACGCATAATGGCAAGCACTTATTCAACCAATCTGCGCCTCGAGTTGATCGCCACGGGCGAGCAGTCGGGTACATGGGGACAGACCACCAACGTTAACCTCGGCACTCTTATTGAGCAGGCTATTGGCGGGTACGAAAGCATCGCCATGACCGATGCGAACCTGACACTCAGTGCCCTCAACGGTGTTTCCGACCAGTCGCGCAATATGGCGCTCCGGCTCACGGGAACCTTGAGCGCCCAGCGCAATGTGGTCTGCCCGGATTTTATTGAAAAGCTGTACGTAGTTGAAAACGCCACTTCGGGCGGGTTTAGCATCGTTTTCAAAACCGCTTCGGGCACGGGCGTTACGGTGCCCAACGGCTGCAAGTCTATTCTTGCGGTTGACGGCACCAATGTTACTTCGGTACTGGTTATTTCTTCTGCGGGCGCTGCGCT